CTGACTGGCTTTTCTTTGGTCATTGCCATGATGCCGCCAGTAATGCGCAAGGGCGGCGCGTATCCGTAAGAGCTAGTTTTCTTCCTGAATGACCTTGCCCTCTCATCTCGCGTTCCTATGCCTCTTTGGTCAAGATACCAGACAACGCCAAAATGGTCTTTATAGACAAGTTGAACATGGCGCGTTGTCGTGACCATATAAAGCTCGTTTATGCGCATGATTTTATCGCAAAAGGTGTTTAGGTTCATTCCCCTAATCTCTTTGGCCTCATAGGTTAGACCTATCTTGGCCATGACTTTTAAGCGTTCACTATGACTAGTGCCGCCTTTCCATCGTTTGCCAAGTGTGCCGGGACAATGTAGACGGAAAAGCCCTTCAATGGTTTTGTATGGTTTGCCTGCGGCAACGGCAACGGCAACCACTCCGCAATTCTCTTTGACTTCGACATCTTCGGGTAATTGAAAGCCTTCTAACATGGTTAAACCCTCCCGTTTCTGATTTCTTCTAAGCGATGGTCACGGTCATAGTAATCAACCCGGATAATCTCAACGCCACAATCAATCAGTGATTGGATGTAAGCCTTTGCCTCTTCAATGGTGTCTTCGCATCCGACAAAAGCTTTATGCGGTGTCTCTGCTTCGTACCTAATCATAATCAACTCCCTTGCTTAAATTATGCCTTATGCCTGAAGTTCTTTGCGTGTCTTTGCTAAGGCCTTAGGCAAAACTTCGTTTCTATATTGCCATGCGTGTCTGATTAGACTGCTGTTGAACAGTAGCTCGGGGTCTAGTCCTAATTCGTAACATTCTCTGACTGCCATGTGTGCGTACCATTGCATGGTTTCCTCGCGGTCAATCATTTCTTTGAATGACAATCCTTGCCAACCGGCGTGAAATGTCTTCTGCCAATCGCCGTACCACATAAAAGCAAAGCTTAGTTTCTTTTGCTGTTCTTTGTTCATTGTCGCGTCTCCTATATTCGCGTTTCGTTGTGTCCCATTATATCCAGCAATGTGGCCAGAATGAGGCACAATGTGTTCATTTCAAGGTAATTTCAGGGTCATTTCATGGCATATATTAGTGGACAGTCTTGGTGATTGTGTTATTATGATGCTAGGAATTGCAAGGGTTTATGGTGATTAAATGGATGGCGGAGCATTTTTATACACATTGAAAGAGACACAACCACGCGCGGCATTGCATAGTAATATATATATTACATACGGCAGACAGTACCGGAACGGATACAAGGCATGATTACCCACGGCATCCAAGATGGTACGGGGGGGATGCGCAGACCCGACCATGCCCCTCGCGCACGGGCGCGCGTTTTCTGTGTTAAATACCTATTACCTACACACACGGAGCAAGCATGACTAAGATAACCAAATCACGCACAGAACAAGTCGTATTAATGCTGGAAGACGGTTACAGCCTGATGCAGGCTTGCAAGGACGTTGGCGTATCCCGTGCTGGCTTTTACAAGCGCATGGGCGCTGATAAAGAGCTGGAGGGCAGGGTATATGCTGCAAGAGCGCAAAGCGCTGAGAGAGCCTTAGACGAGCTTGACGAGATTTACATAAATGCGTTAGAGGGGCGTAAGTCCTATGACCCTAATGTGCTTAGGGACTACGGGGCGCACGTTCGATGGAAGGCTAAGGTAGCTATGCCTGAGCGTTATGGTGAGCAGAAGAACCGTGCTGGCGTTGAGGTCAGTGATGGTACTGTTCGTATTTTGTGGGAGACAGAGTAATGGAAGACAAGCAGTTGAAGATGCTACGGCGTAAGGCTAAGTTAAGCTTGGCTGTGGCAAAACCGTTTCTAAAGATTGGTAATTACTTTTGGCGGATTCATATTGATGTGCTAGGCCAGATAGATAAGCTTAATGGTAGACGTTAAGATACCCTATAAGCCGCGTCCGTTACAGGCGGATATGCACAAAGACTTGAGGCGCTGGAACGTGCTAGTGATGCACAGACGCTTTGGCAAGACGGTATGGGCGGTTAATCAGTTAATTAAGACTACACTTACTTGCCCATTGCCACGGCCTAGGACAGCGTTTGTTGCCCCTACCTTTGCTCAGGCTAAACGGATTGCTTGGGATTATGTCAAGCATTATGCCGGGGTTATACCGGGGGTGACGTTTAACGAAACAGAACTACGGGCTGACTTTCCTAATGGTGGAAGAATCATGCTGCTATCCGCTGAGAATCCGGATTCGCTTAGAGGGATTTATTTAGACGAATGTATCTTTGACGAATTTGGTATGCAGAACCCAAGGGTATGGGGGGAGGTTGTTAGACCAGCTCTCTCCGACAGGCAGGGTTCAGCTTGCTTTTTAGGCACGCCAGCCGGACATAACCATTTTTTTGATATGCTGGAAGTTGCTAAGTCTGAAATGGAGAATGGCTCTAAAGACTGGTATTACAAGGTTTGCCGTGCCAGCGAGACAGGGATTGTTAAGGAAGAAGAGTTAAAGGCAGCTAAGTTGTCTATGACCCCTGAGCATTATGAGCAGGAGTTTGAATGTTCGTTCACTGCGGCTATTATTGGCGCTTACTACGGGAAGCTGTTGGCTCAAGCTGATGAAGATGGTAGAATAACCAGAGTGCCTTACGACCCAATGTATCCGGTGCATACGGCGTGGGACTTAGGTGTTAACGATGCAACGGCTATTTGGTTCGCGCAAATCTTCAGAGGAGGTGCGGTCAATGTTATCGATTATTACGAGAGTTCTGGGGTTGGCCTCAACCATTACGCAGATATACTCTCAAAGAAAGATTATAATTACGGCGACCACCTCGCTCCTCACGACATTGAAGTCCGCGAGCTTGGTTCGGGCAAAAGCCGCTTGGAAACGGCTTACTCGCTCGGAATCAAATTCAGAGTAATTAAGAAGATGAAGGTAGCCGATGGGATTAACGCAGCCAGAATGCTAATCCCTAAATGCTACTTTGACAGGGATAAGTGCCAAGAAGGTGTAGACCTTCTGCGCGAATACCGTCAGGAATGGGATGAAAGACGGAAAGTGTTCCGCGACCATCCTCACCATGACTTTACCAGCCACGCGGCTGATGCGTTTAGGTATTTAGCTATTGGGTTAGAAAACCGCGCTAACTTTACTAAACCTCCACAACAGGTAGCTATGAATGATTACAACGTGTTTGGGGTTTGAAGAAAACCCTGTCATGATTAACTTGGCTGTTCACAGCCTACTTTCCAGAAGTCCTTACCATAGGAACTGGGAAGAAGAAGATTATGAGAGATGTATAGCGCCTCCGCTGCATTTACAACAGTTTTTAATTGTCTGGAAAAACAATAAGCCTATTGCTCTTGTCACATGGGCTTTTCCAGAAGAACAACACATTTTTACATACAAGATGTTGAATATGTTTCCGGCAGATGGATTTTATGGCGAAGGGCCAGACCCGTGGATAATTGACTTTATTTGCCTTTCGGGCAAAGAAGATGTATTATTCACATTTAAGGAATTGAAGCGGTACTTCATGTACCTAGGCTATGACCGATGCTTTGGGCTGAGGACTGAAACTGGCCGTGTTGGAAAACATATTTTGAATGGATAGGAGTTAAGATATGGGCGGTGGTTCTGGTGGCGGTGGTGGTGCAGAAAGAATTTCGACATCAAAAGCCAAGACTCAATTAACGGCAAGGCAGAAAGCTATACAGAATAGCACCTTAGCCAAGACCCCCGGCATTGGTAATGCTTTGGCGATGGCTATGGGTAATCTAAGTTTGTCTTCACAGCAAAAAGCGTTAGACCAAGGCGGCACAGCAATAGCTGTTCCCGGCACATCTTATGCCCCTCAAGGTCAGGCTTATACAGAAGCACCCGGCATGAAGTCTAGTGCAAAGAACGCTGGGCAAAGATTTTCTGTAGGTTCTCAAGGAAGACCGTCTCAGCAAGGGCCGACCGGAAGTATCGGCGTGTATTCAGCGACAAAGCCCGGCAATCAGTCTGGGATGGGTTATGTTGGTGATGTTGCTGGCGTTAGCTTGACAAGGCAAGTGTTTGGAAAAGATTTCACAACATTTACTGGCAAAACTGGATATAGCCCGACAGGGGAAAAGCAGCAAGAATCGCCGGGCGGCGGCAAAGACACAACTACACCTGTTGCTCTAGAACCTGAGCAAGAGATTGTATCACCTTCTGAAATGCTTCCGGGGGAAACACCGGAGCAGTATCGTAGGCGTACTAGGCGTCTTGGTGGTGGCAGCGTCCTTGAAGGCGGCGGCGTTTTATACAAGTAGGGATGTTCTAATGGAATTGTCTGAAAGAAATCTAATCTTAAACACTTTGAAAGAGGCAAAAGAAATGCCTCACGAAGAGTGGAAGGGTACTCCGGGATACCCGTATATATTTGAAAAGGGTGAAAATTCTGCCTTTGGGCCGTATCAAATTCAATACGGTCTTATGGAAGATGTTCAAGAAGACATAAATGGGCTGTCAGAAGCTTCAGGTATTGACGTTCCTGACGGATTTGAAGACTACCTTGCAAAATTAATATTAGACTCCAAAAGCAAAAGAAACCTTAGCTTAGGCAGAAAGGTTGTTGACGGAAGGCAATTAGAACCAGAAGTTTATGGCCCAACAAAAACTGGCACAATAAGTAGGGAAGACCACGAAAAATACTACCAAACCCTCGCTCACTTAGCTCTGCAACAAAAGATTTTGTACATACCTGACAGCGAAGAGATAAATATATACAACATTGCAAAGAAGTGGCATGGGAATGAGAGTCCTGAGGCCAATGAAGCTTATGCAAAAATTGTTGCTACGAAATACGAAGAGATGAAGGCTCAAATGCCTACTGAAGAGCCTATGATGGAAACTGCTCCCGAAGAGGAAGCTCCTTTAGCTACTCCTCCGGGACAAGGCGGAACAACAATCCCGTTTATTCCAGATTACCTTTATGGCTTGCCGCCTGAACAATACGCCAAGTTAGAGCCAAATGAACAAGAGTCTATTAAGTCTTTTGCTGCAAATGCCAGCGATGAAGAGCGAAAAAATGTCATTGACGCTGCTCAAAGACTAGCATCCACTAGGGAAGTTGTTGAAAAATATGGGGAAAATGTACAGCCTAATGTTGCGCAAGCTAACATTGAAGCTGCTCGTTACTTGACGGCTGGAATGATGTACAGGGATGGCGGCGATGATATGGCTGCTCTTGATGATGAGAACGCTCGTAAGGTGTTTTTGTCTGGGCAGGAATCCAACGTCACAGACCCTATATTGGCGAGGCGTAGGGGCAAGAAAGCCAACGAAGGTGCTATGTTGTTGGCCGGAAACTTTAGACAAAATGATGCGTCATCAATTCTTATGGTTGACCAGATGCAAGCAAGGTCAAGCCAAGAAGCAGCTCGAACATCTTTTAATCGCGCACCTTCAACATCAACAATCTTTCAGGCTCAGCCAACAAGAACAATCTTTCAAGCGCCACCAGCAGCACCCCCTAGCACAGAAGATTTTATTGAAAACGTAGATTTAATCAAACCCGGAATAGTATAGGTAGCATCATGTCATTTTTAACACCAAAAGCTCCTCCACCACCCCCACCCCCTCCACCCCCTCCGCCTGAACCGGATATTGGCAAAGCTACGGCTTTGGCAGAAGAGGCTATGATGGCGAAAGAGAAGCGGCGTAAGGGTACTGGCTCGACCATTGTTGCAGGCGCTCTCGGCGATACGGCTGCTCCGACAACCAAAAAACCAACATTGATGAGTTAGATTATGGCTAAAGCTGAAGACCTCATAAAGCGTTACAACAGCGCTAAGACACGCAGAGATACTTGGGATACCCATTATCAAGAGCTTGCTGATTATATGCTGCCACGCAAGGCAGACATTGTTAAGAAGCGTTCTCGCGGTGAGAAGCGAATGGAGTTTATTTATGACGGCACAGCTTTACAGTCCATCGACTTAATGGCTGCGTTCCTTCACGGGATGTTGACAAGCGGCAGTGCGCCTTGGTTTCATCTTGACCTAAAAGATGAAGATGTTAACCGTGATGATGAAGTGCGTGAATGGCTGCAAGACACCAGTATGCGTATGATGCGAGCATTGAACCAGTCTAATTTTGAGACTGAGGTTCATGAGGTTTATGTTGACTTGGTTGTGTTTGGCACGGCTTGTATGTTCTGCGAGATGGATAAAGGCAGACTGCGGTTTAGCACACGACATATTTCGGAATACTATGTGACTGAAGACCAGTATGGCATGGTTGATGCCGTCTTCCGCGAATATGAAATGACAGCTTCACAAGCAGTAGAAAGATTTGGGTTAGAGAATGTCGGGAATTATATTGCTAGAATTTTTGAAAAGAACCCAGACGATGATGTCACCATCCTACACGCCGTACATCCGCGCACAAAAAGAGATGTCACAAAGGGCGATAAATCAAATATGCCTTTCATGTCCTGTTACATCAGCATGGAAGACAAACAGATTATTTCTGAAGGCGGCTTTGAAGAATTGCCGTATGTCGTGCCACGGTTCTTAAAAGCTACTGGCGAAGTTATGGGAAGAAGCCCGGCAATGACTGCGCTGCCTGACGTTAAGATGTTAAATCTGATGTCCAAAACAATCATTCAGGCCGCACAAAAGCAGATTGACCCACCTTTGTTAGTTCCTGATGACGGCTTTCTTTTGCCAATTAGAACACAACCCGGCGGTCTAAATTTCTTCCGGTCTGGCTCAAGGGAAACAATTACTCCGTTGAACACTGGTGCAAACATTCCTATTGGGTTGAACATGGAAGAGCAGCGACGTTCAGCTATTCGTTCTGCGTTCTATGTTGACCAGATTCT